CAATTGCTTCGTCAGCACCTTCTACATCGAAGTCACGGAACAATGCAGTAATTTCGGAAGTACGTTTACGCTCTTGCTCCATAGCCTTTTGAAGGTCCTCTTGTGTGATACCAGTTTCTACTGGTGTAGATTTTACTTCTTGAACTTCTAAAGTTTTTTCTTGATCCATACGTGTGTTATCCTCCTGTGTGTCAATACTTGTATGAATTTCTTCAGCACTACGTCCCACGCCAACAGTAGCGTCAGCCGGAACAGATACAATACTGATTTCTAAAGGTTCCCAATCCGTTACTACATAAGCCGGACCATTAAATCGACCGTTAGTGGATTTGGTATCTTCATCTTCCAATACCTCATATCGGTAGATTGCATAGCCTACGCTTACACCTTGTAGCGTTCCGGACTGTACCTTTTGGAATATTGTTTCGGATTGTTCGTCTGTATCAAAGCGTACTAACGCTTTACCGCGGTTATCTTCTAGCCATACCTTCTCGATATGACCTACAACTGCGTCACGATCATGGTTAAACAATACCGTACCTAAGCCATTGGAAAAGCGCTCAAGGTTGATGCACTCTTCATCGTGGCAAAGGATTTCATCGCCGAACCAACGGCCATATGGCGTTTCGGAAGAGAAAGATAATTCTACTGTCCGACTATCGGTATCGACTTGATCAATAGTAGTTTCTCGACAATAGTTGCCAAGAACACTACGCTTTTGATGTTCACTCATTACTAGCCATCAGCTCCTTCCTGTGTAGTGTCATCATCGCCCATCGTTAGCGGTTGCAACTCACTGGAATAATCTAGTAACACCCCGAGCTCCTTGGCTCTATCCTGTTCGAGTTTCCGTTGTTCAAGAACTTCTTCCCAATCTCGTCCAGATGATGCGCACACATCCTCTAAAGTTGTAAGACCGGATTTGATAGCCTCTTTATTAGCGTTAACTTCCTTAACAGGGTCAATCCATGACCACCCTGGAGCAAGCCAAGCTACCTCTTGGTATTTGTCCTTGTTCCCTAAGTAGTCAGAAGGTAATTCACCTGCTAAGTAAAGGGCGTCAATAAAGGCTTTCCAAATCGGCATACAGAAGTGTGTGATTACAAATTTCTGCACTTGACGGAATGTCTTTTGGTCCTCTAACAAGTTTTGCCTTGCAGCTGAGAAATTCCCAGATATATTACGCGCTACGATGTCAGCGCTCATACCAAGACCGGACGCTACGCGTCTAGTCTGAGTTGCTGAATATTCGCTTGCAGTACCAGCGTTACGCTTAGGGTCTGCAAACTCGATGGACTCGCCAGGACTTAGGTGTCTAACCATGCCTGGTGCCATTGTGATATTAGGTCTGCCTTTGCTATCTCTTGGTAGCATGGACGTTTGTCTTGCGGAGTTTTGAGAGGTTACAAAAACACTAAAGCACGCTGCAACTCGTGCGGCGATTAAATCAGCATCCATGTACTCGTCGATATCGTGAATCCTACGCAATACTAACGCCAATAAGCTTATGCCCCTAATTTGAGATGGGCGCTTAGGCTTAAATAGCAAAAAGGCTTGGTCTGTTGTTAACCGAACCGTATCAAAAGAACGTAGCCCCATTGGGTCTGTTTGGCTTATATGGTACGCTACTGGTCTACCATGTTCGGTAACTTCTACACCGTTGATGATATTATTCTTGCCGTTTGTGATACTTACTGCGCCAATATTCTCGGCCTCTATCAACTGAATGGATAATGGTAAGTACGAGCCTTGCGAAGTCTTATTAACTAAAATCTCGCCGTCGTACACCATACGTCTTAGTGCCATTTCTTGTAGTTCATAGAAATTAGAAATGCCCCTAATGTCAGCGTTTTCAGGTTCAGCCCATTTGGCCCATGCTTTCTCGATTTTCTTATTAAGATCGTTGTTTAATTTACCATTGCGGTTTCGCACTTTAGCTTGTGGAACAATCCCCGCACCAATTACATTTCGTAGCAGTGCAATTACTGCAGCTTCTGCTAAGTCACTGTTCATCTCGGCAGCTCTTGCTCGACCACGTATGATATCGCGTGAACCTGTTGCAAGTTGTTCCGCGGTCCCATACGCCGGTTGCCAATCACTGTTTAGCCTATCCATAGATGCCGCATCATATTGACGCAATGCATCGCGGTAGGCTTGGCGTTCATACGCACGTTGTGGACTAACCCAACCGATTACTTTATCAATAATGTTCATCGTCCACCCCATGTCACGAATGCATCAGCTTGATACCCATTGGACTCTTCATGTACTCGTTGCATTAGCGTTTGTTCGCGTGCGTAAAGTACAGGCAAGTCAATCGTCTTGAATCGTTTACCACCAATTTGTAACTCGGAATATCCTTTAGTTTCGATATCCTCGATGACTTGACGGACACGTTCAAGTTGTTCATTTACATCGCTCATGGTTCACCTCCTATCTAAACCAATGGCCAGTATTCCCTATGCCTCCGCTGTAGTCCTCGTATGTTTGGACCTCTTCAGTTTCCTCATAAGGTTCTGGCTCCATTAAATATTTAACGCCGGCAATATCTGCTACTGCTGCGTTGTAAGTACATGTATCAAGTAAATGGTTAACAGGATGGCTCGTGAGTGGTTTCCACTGGACTGTTACCGCCCCTGTTTTTACATTTCGATGTTCCTGCTTTTCCTCTGACCTTAGATGGTCTGAGTACTCTTGCGGACAATCTTTGTATAAATGGATCGTACCATCTTCGTTTATTGGTCTTACCATTCTCGCGAATATGAAGTCTTTCCAATAATCTGTATTCAATACGTATAGCTTTAATCCACCTACAACACCCTTCTCTAATGATGTCATTGTGTATGGTGCTGTCATCGTAGTATGATTTGACGAGCCTTTAAGAGGGATACATACTTCCGGGAATCTTGAACAGAACTGATATACTTCATCTGTTCTAAAGCCGGAGTCAATGCCTGCTTTCATTATTTGACGAGGTTCGCCATACTCCGATGGATACTCTCGATGAATAATGATTTCCTCTAAATCGTCCCAAGTGCTTGCCTGCCCGTAATCAATCAGGTAAGACTTAACACCGGGAGCATAGGCCCTTACTTCCCACCAGAAGTGGTCAAGCTGTACGTCTACAGATGCAATAAGTAATACTGCCTTATCTGGAACGATACCGCACGGATACGTAGATTCTGTAAATTGCATATTTTGCGTACTCTTAGTTTTAGCACTTCGCCAAGGTTCCGCTAGCCATGAGTTAATAAAGTTCATTAACGAGGCAGGTGTACCCTTGGAAGTCTTAAACTCGTACGCAACGTCTCCGAACGTGACCCACGGCGAATATATCGACGATAAGTGATACGAAATTGAGCGGACTTTGCTTTGCGATGCATTTACCGCTTCCCATGTTCCATGTCTTAACATTTCCATTTTGTGCTTATCGTGGATGTGTCCGCCGCAATGTTCACATTCGTAATACGCTGTATCACGTATCATGTCCGCATTATCGTTGTGTTCGTCTGGCCATTTTATCTGCTTGAACTTGAGGGTCTGCGACACTCCGCAATGTGGACATGGCACGTAATACTGCCTGCGCTCATTTGCATTCATGAGCGCCTGCCAAATATTACCCGACTCTACAGTAGGCGTAGATACCATTACTATTTTCTTGTCAACGAACGTTTTAGTACGTTCCTTCGCAAGTTTTATTGGATCAGCTTCCTTACCTGAAAAGGCGGGGTATTTGTCTATTTCGTCAAAGAATAGATACTTGATTGACCGGCTTGATAAACTACTTGGTGAGTTCGCCCCGACCAGTACCATATAATTGCCGTTGTTGAAATCCAATTCAAGCAGTTTACTATTCTCGTCAAAATTATCACTAATAGATTTAACCGATTTAATCATCGGTTGTACTCGCTTATCACTAGCAAATTTAGCGATAGTATCTGTTGGGTAGACCATCATAACTGGTGATTGTGTTTGGTCTAATGCATACCCTATCATGTTGAGCTCTGCTTCAGTCTTACCGATTTGCGCACCAAAGCACAGTACAATCTGTTCAATTAGAGGGTCTGTAAATTTGTCCATAGGCTCTTTTAGATATGGAGTTCGATTCGTTCTCCACCTACCTGGTTCTGCGGATATATTTGTTAATACCCTGAAATTGTCAGCCCATTCTGACACGGTGTATCGTTCCGGTGGTTTAAACGCGTCGAGCTCTTCCTGGAACCAATTAACTCTTGGCTCTGCTTTTACCGGTTTTGACTTCCGGCGTGTACTCGCCTTTGCGCGAGTAACTTTCGAGGTAGTCTTCGGCAACTTCGCTCACCACCCTTTCCACCGTCGCTCGTTCTTCTGGATCAGTGAACTCACTCCCTACTCGTTTACCAAGTTTGATGAGAGAGGACTTTAATTCTAAGATACGAGCAGACCATTCTTTCGCTACGTCTGCACGAGATACGTACTCACCGTTTAACACGTCGAGTAATTTCTTTTCACGAGCAGCTCGAGACTCTTTATAGTCAGCTTCAGCAATTAGCTTTCGTGTGGCCGCTGATTGGTCTTTAGATTTATCCCCCTTGGCTTGGCCAAGATATACGAGAACTTCACGGAGGTTCCACCAACCTGTTGCAGCTTTAGGCATGCCCGATTTGTGGTGTCTCGAAATAATCTCAGGAGTTACTCGAAGAAGGTCGCATAATTGCGCACTAGATACTAGCAAATCACCAGCTTTATTAAATTTCACACGTGGTTTTTCACTCGCCATCACGTCCTCTCCTTTCTGTCCTTTGGAAATAAACTTTCAACTGTTAAAATTCTCCTACACAGAGACAAATATCGCGCGGAGCCGACCACCGCTGGTTTTATCGCTAGGGAGTACCTTTTAT